TTGTTGCAGACATTTATTCTCCTAAACTCTTATTTTACTAGGCTAAAGTATCTGTGTCTAAAACAGCCAAAAATGTGCTGTCCAAACGTATAGGCAGATTATCTAGGCTAGCGACAGTAAAAGTGATGTGATCTCTTTCAACATCAGTGTTACTGTTTATACCTAAAATCTGATAATACTTGTCAACTACAGCACCCTGAGCTGAAGGCTGAAAACAAAGCCTAATAACATCACGCAACTCTAATGCAAGAACCGCTGTTTGTTGACCTGACGTTAACGCTTCTAAAGCGACAGTCATGTTAGTGGCACGATACTCAGGCAACCTAAACTCACCTAACAGGCCTGCAGCAATCTTCGCTGGTGCAGTCAAACTTGTTGTCAGATTATCTGTCTGACTGTAAGCCCTAAGCCCATACAATGTTTGCCCTGCAGAATCAGATGCAACAGCTGTAGCGTTTACACCTGCAACCTGCACCTGATTGTAAAGTTGTTCGCCACCATAAGCGACACTCAAATCCATGAATGGAATACCTGTGCCATTACCATACGCTGTGCCTTGACTGTTAGCGTCAGCGAAAGTATAGATCACAGGTGAAGGGATAGCTGTGGCAGAAGCCGACAACAAACCTGACGTGCTTGAATACGCTCCATCAGCCCAAGCCACACCATACCTGTTAGTTGCATCAGACACATAAGGCGAATATCCGCCATCAAAATAGTTGATAAACGCTGTGCCAGGTTCAATCTGGAAACCTTCACCAGCAACAGCAGTTCCAGTAGTAGCAGTAGCCTGAGTAATACCAAAAGCAACATCCACACCACCAATAATTGCTGTGCCAGAATATGTTGCAGTCCCACCAACACGAGTCCACACAGTTGAACCTGATGAAGCCTGAGTTATCGCTGTTAAACCAACAACACCGCCTGCAGTGTCAAGAAAAGCAAAAGAACCTTCATAAGTTCCAGAATTACCATAAAGATATGCACTAAACACGTATTGACTACCTGAAGCTGCATAGCGGTCAAGATTCTTATTTATGTATTCAAATCCAATAAACTGTTCGGCAGGAATCGCTGCATCAACTGTTCCTGCACGATAAACAGTGCCACCAAAATTAGATGAAAGAACAGTGCTTTTAGAACCAATAACCACCCATTCATACGTTCCACCTGCTTCAACAGTTTCAGCTGACCCTACAGCGGTTGACGGATAGTTGACATAGTTTTTGCGTGCAGTGTTCACCCACGCATAATCGGTGAAACTACGATCTTTGAACTGCATGACCGCTGAAGCGTTACTGTAAAAATCGCCTGGTTCAGAGCGAGCAACATTCTGCAGATAAGACAACACATTGTCACCTGCGTTCCAAGTGTCTGTGCCTAACAAAGTTTGCCCTGCCCTAACACCCGAATACTCGCTAGCACCAAAACCGTTATAGTTTAGAACTGTATTCATTCGGTCTGAAGTAGGTTCAACAGCCCACGCATGACCACCAGTAAACACAGCGTTACTGACCCTAAACATTTCATCTAAAGCAGTAACCTGTGCCTGCCCATCAAAACCAGCCTGATCATAAGTGAAATCCCAAGACTGTATAAACCCTGTAAAACGTCTGACACCTGCAGCCGATACACGAATCTTGCCACCAGGTTGCACAAGCGTATAATCACCAGCCCCATACCAAAGAATGCTAGAAGTATTTAGCGGGTCAAAAGTTCTATCATTATTACTAAAACTGATAGACAACGTGCCTGCACTATAGTCATCAAGCTGACGAGAAATACCCTTACCAATAGTGATGCTATTCACATAAGAAGTGACATCAACATAACCGCTAGAACCAAAATACAGTTCAACAACATAAGGGGAAGGTAAAGGCATTATCTACCCCAAGCAGAAGGCAGTTTACCGTTACCCTTAACATACTTGCTTACAGCATCAACAACCGCTTTAGGGTCTGCAGCAGTCACATAAATGTTTACAGTATTGCCGAAACCATTCCTACCATTCAAAGGCACAATCGCTTCAGCTGAACCTGCTTCACCAACAGTAACATTCGTTCCCCCAGGTCTAGGCATAACAATTCCACCCTTAGCCAAACGTGGAAGTTTCACCATAGGAATTTTATTAACATGCAAATTGATTGATCCAAAGGAAGCAGTCTTGATTCCATCCAAAACCATGTTCAATCCACCAAGCATGCCATTTATGCCATTGCTTATTCCATTGACAAAAGATTCAAATAAGCCAATCCAAAAATTCACATACGCTTTGAAAGCGTTTCCAATAAATTCAAAAGCAACACTGAAACCAGTTTTTACCATTTCCCAAGCATTGACTATCCAATCAATTCCCATTTTGAAAGCAGCCACCATGTTAGTCCATGTATCTTGAAAGAAAGTTGTTTGTGTCGCAAGCCAAGTAATTCCTGCGATTACTGCGATAATGGCGGCAACAATCAAAGTCCAACCAATAGCAGTCAAAGCACCAGCCAAAGTCCAAGTAGTTCCAGCCAGAATTGCTTGAACAGTAGCCATCAAAGTAGTTACTGCAACCCAAGCTTTCAAAGCAACTATAACTGTAAGAATAGTTAAAGCAAATTCTTTTACATAAGGCAAACTAAAAAGACGCATCATTTCAGTTAAAGCAGGTAAAACAAAACTTCCAACTGTTTCCTTAAAGTTATCCATAGAAACATTAAATTTAGCAAAAGGATCTGCTTTCTTAGCTGCAAATCCTTCCATTTCTTTAGCCAAATCACCAAGAACATCTTTACTGTTTTTGAGTTCAGGGAACATTCTTTTTAAGGCTGAAGTATTTCCGGCATAAGCCTGTGCAACAGCCTTAGAAACTTTTTCTTGGCTAAGACCGCTAGCAGCACTAGCATCTAAAGTTATTTGTAAAAGTCTTTGAGCTTCATCAACATTTTTTGTAACTCTTGCAAAACGTGACATTGCAGGTCTAAGATCATCATCCACAATGCCAAGTTGATTTGAAAGTGTCTGGATGTAAGCTTCATTAGAAGCAACCTGTGCATCAGTAGCATTAGCAGATCGCTTAAGTTGTGCTGTAAGAAGTTGCTGACTTTTAGCGTCAGCAGAAGCAGCTTTAGCCGCATCAACTAATTCGTGCATAGCCAAAGCAACGCTGACTGCACCAATAGCCTTTTTCAGTCCGCCAAAGCCCTTTTGAGCTTGCTTGATACCAGTATTATCAAACTTAGATAGTAGTTTTATAATTACGGACATCAGTCAAGTTTCCTATTCACCATGCGGGCATACTTATCAATAACTAATTTTATCTTGCTTTCAGCATCATCAAGGCTATCTTCAACTGCAGGATAAACAAAGTTATTTGCATAACGGCTTTTCAAGTTAGCGATCATAGTTTTACCTTGTGAAGTGACAGCATGCCTACGCCTACCACCCTTATACGCATATTCGCTAGTAACCTTCTTAGCTTTACGCATACTGCCCTTACCTGCAACATCGGCGATAGCAGTCATAGCAGAAGTAACCCAAATAGCAACTAAAGGTGTTATTGCAGTATTCCTTGACCTACCTGTTCTAAACCTGATAGAAACCTGATCTGCAGGCTTACCAGCACCCCAAGCAAGACGGCCTGACGGATTATTTTGTGGCAACATACCTGACAGCGGGGCAGTAGAAGGAATGGCCTGTTTAATGTTTGAAGCAACAGGTTTAGCAATAGCCTTAGCTTCTTTCACCATAGCCTTCTTCAAGCCAGGTTCAAGAGCGTTCAAATCTTTTATCAAACCTTTGACATCGTAAACAACATTGTCAGCCATTAGTGTTCCTTTGATGTTGAAGAGCATAGAGCATGGTGTTTAGCATGCGATCAGATTCTTGCATTAGAACTGATGGTGCTATCCCTGTTGCGACACTCAGGTTTGCTATCAACCAATGAAACGAGTCAACACCTAGTGCTTTTAGGCTTTTGGGTCTGCTACTTCCACATTCGCTACAAGTTCAATCCAAGCATCAAAAGTTTCTGCAGTTTTCTTCAGTCTTGTAACCGCAAGCCAGGCAAGGTAAAGAAGGTGTGTAACTTTTTCTAGTTTGTCAACACCTAAATCAAAGTGTGCTTCCCATTTGACGATATCGCCTGCAGAAGTAGTTACATCAAGGAATGTGCCATCAGATAGTGCTATGCGTAGGGTTATCTGATTCATTATGAAGTCGCTCTGCTTACTGTTCCGTTTGTAGGCCAAGTAATACTGAATGTGCTTAAATCTCCGATATTGCCCGAGATAGGGGTCAAGTCAGTTACCAGACATACTGCAGTATAGGCAGGGTTAGCAGATCCTACAGCTGAAGAAGTAGGTTTGATAACGACAGTAGCGTTAGAACCTAGTCCGATTGTTCCCCAAAGAGTTGCATCTACAGTTGCTGAAGCGTAATCCTGATTGAACTGAAGAGTAAGAGAACCTTCCTTCAAACCTGCAACACGAGTAACCCAAGTGCTACCAAAAGAAGTTGTTGTGATGTCGTTAGCTGAAGTTTTTAGTTCAACCTGAGTCAGGTATGAAGCCAAAGCTGTAGATCCGTTGATGCTAACGCTGAAGTCTGTTGCGACAAAGATTGCCATTTATTATCCTTAACTTGCGAATACTTGAACCGAGAATTCGGCACTGTAATAGTCTATTCCATTGACAGACACCGCTCCAATAGCGTTTGTTTCAGCAACAAACACATCAAAAGCGAAACCTGCCAAAGTGCGATCAGATTCAACCGCATACTTGATTGACCCTACACCTGGCGCAACCAAAACATCCATAGAAGTCTGTGCAACACGCTCAGATACCCTACCCAAAACAACCATGACCTTAAAAGTGTATTCAGCCATAGAACGATTGTTTTGTTTATTGTAGGCAACCTTATCTAAAGCAATCATCGCCATAGGCGGATTCACTAAGTCAGGCAAAGTTTCTACAACACGCAAACCCTTGATAGTGCTGAGATTAGCTGCCAAACCTGATCTAAGGTCACTGATAGCCATTACGCACCAGTTCTTAGAAGCCTGTAAGGGTTGATGAGCTGTGCCACATCGCCGTCAATGCTAGAACCGACACGCATAATTCCCATGTCCGATACACCTGCAACACCAAGCGGAGATTCTAAACGCTTGAACAGGCGAGAAGCCTGAATGATAGTCGCAAACTTTATCGGGTCGGGAGTGCTCTGCCAGCCAAACGTGCCTGTAACCTTCACCAAAGCCATCTCAGCCCAAACAGGGAACAAATAGTTATCGGTTGCCGTAATCGCTGTGTAAGGCGAATACGCTCCGTTAGCACGTTGATTAGGGTTCATCAACTGATAGTCCCCAGACTGCCAAGTCGTATCAAAGATAAGCGGATCAGTGCTAGAAGTTTTCAGCTCAGTCAAAACCTGCAAATCATCAATCAAACAAATAAAACCATCACTAGCCTGATAGTAGCGAACTTCACCAGCCGAACCTGAATAAAAGTAGCGGTTACAGTATTGGTCAACCATACGAGAAGCAGCGTTGATGCTGTTCTCCAGCAAAACGTCATCTAAAGTATCCGTCAGTCTTAAACTTGCTTTGACATCTGCCAGAGTGCAATAACCATTAGTTATAGCCAAAATAAACTCCTAAAGTCCAATTCTTAGTTTAGCCTAAAGTTAGATAAGCCTTTGAGTCCAAGTCTTTGGAGTCAAATCAGAGTCAATCTCAATCGGCAAATGATACTCAAAATCTTTTACTCTCGGACTAATCCAGTCAACCAAATCATGCAAACCTTGATCTAAACTGACAGTCGTCTTATAGCCTAAAAGTTGTCTAGCCT